CATTCAGTCGGGTTTAAAGACTTTGACATACCCAAAATTTACTACAAGGTTGAAAAACCTAAACCTTTAGGTATCAGTTATTTTTATAGAATTTTTGTTCCATTTTAATTCTTCAAGGGTGTAAAATGTTATATTAAATTCGTCTCATTTTCTTTTAATAAGTTTAATTTTCTTGCATTTCTTATTAATGTTTTACGAGTTATTAATAAAAAATTTAGTATTTCAATTACTTCTTTCATTTCTTCATTTGAATAAATAATAGCATTTAATTCAAATAATAATAAAGCACGTTTAATATCATTATCAATATTACCATAATTCACAAAAAATGTATTAATAATATCATAAAAATTACGTAAATCATTATTTTTACAATTAGATTTTTTAATTTTATTTATTTCATTATGTAACCAATATTTAATCTCATATAAATTTATTTTTTTTTTTATTATATCGTATAAACCATACATCAAAACATTAAATTCATTTTTAGAAGAAACATGTTTATTGTAAAAATTATCTATGTCTAATCCAATATTTTCATCTACTATGCTAATAATGCATTTTTTATTTGTAAGAAAATCATCTTCTTGATTTGCATTACTAAAAGTACGTTTATGATTCATTTTCAATATATAATAATATAATAATAATATAATATTATATAATAATATTATATTATGGGGAAAAAAAATATCATTTTTTTTTTCATAATTATATCATATATAGTTAAATGATATATATATTTTTTTTTATATTTATATACATTCTTTTTTATATAATAAATAACTATATTTCTAAAAAATATATTGAAAAATTCAATGATAATATTATTTTTTTAAATAAGTATGAATTATTAGAAATATTATTAAACAATGAAGATAAATATTATGATTCTTTTTTTAAAAATGATTTTATTGCCCGAAATATTAATAATATTGATGAATATAAACAGTTAATAAAAGAATCTGTTTCAAATTTTAATGACGCGCAAATAAATAAAATTAAAAAAAGCATTGAAAGTGCTGATAAATATTTTTCTAATTTACATTTGGATTGGTTAGATGGGAATAAAATGAATAATCTGAAATGGATTATTGGATGTATAAAAGGGAAATCTTATGAGTATGGATTACCACATACAAGAAATAATGTTATTATTATTACATGTAATGAAAGAAATTTAACAAAAACATTAATTCATGAAAAAGTTCATATATATCAAAAATATTATAAGGATGATATTGAAAAATATATAAATCAAAATAAGTTTATAAGAATAAAAAAGAGAGAATTTTTTGATAATATTCGCGCAAATCCGGACTTAGATAATTGGATTTATAAAGATCATGAAAATAAGATTTATAAAGCTTTATATAACAATAATCCGGAATCAATTGAAGATATTAATTATATACCAATAAACAATCAATCGTATGAACATCCTTATGAAAAAATGGCAATTGAGATTGAAAATAATTATAATATGTTTTTATTAAATAAATAATATATTAAACATTAATATTATGGAATATACATCTATTTTTATTCATTCTGAATGGACAGATATTTGTATTTATAATATAAATAATTTTATTAAAAGGAAAAATATTGAGAATGAGATTGGTAAATATAAAATAATAAAGGATGAATTTATAATTAATTGGGATAATTGGGATGGTGATGATATTTTTGTAAAAATAGTTGATTATTATATACAAAAAAGTTTTTATGATAATTTTATGAAAAATTATAATTTATTAGAAATATATTTATTTAATAATAATAATATTGATATCTATGTTTTAAATACAGATAAAAATATAATTTTTAAAAAAAATAACCTTAAAATTATTGGTAAGTATATAATATATGATAATTATATATTAATAACATTAAGTGATAATATTGAAAAAAAATATATTCAATTTGATAATATATATTATGAAAATAGTTATGTAAAAATAGAAAATTTTAAAAAAATAAATAATAATTATTATTATAATAAAATATATGAAACAAATGAATTATATGAATACACAATTATGAATTTAGATATTCATAATAATAAAATAAATAAAAGATTAAATAAATTATTAGAAAATAAAATTTTTTTAAATAAAAATTATTTAAATAAGAATAATATTGAAAATCATATAAATCAAGATATAAATCAAAATATTGATGAAAATATTTTTGATAATATCATAAAATTAAAATTATATTTTAAAATAGAAGTCAAAAAGCAAAAAAGAATATTATCATTAGTTGAATGGGGATATCCGCCATTTGGAGGAGGTGAAAATTGGATTTTAAATATGAATAAAATATTTATGAAATATAATTTTGAAACATTTTTAATTTGTTTCAGTGATCCATTTAAAAATGAATATTATAGTACAACTAAATTAATTGATTTAGGATATGTAAAAGTTATACAAACAAATTATGAGATAATAAATGTTATTAAATTAATTAAAAAAATAGATCCGGATATTATAAATCATCAAGGTGTAAATAGATTAAAATTCATGAAATTAAGTAATATATTAAATATACCATTTTTAACAGGTTTTTGTTTTTGGCAAGATATCATTAAATTTAATATGGATAATATTAATGTAAATATGTTAGAAAATAATAATTTTGAAAAAACAGATGATTTTGAATTTATTATAAATCATAGTTATTCTTATGTATCTTCTAATTTTGTAAATGATATTATTTTCAAATTATATCATAAAAAATTAGATGTTATTGAAACGATCAGTTTAGAAGAAGAATTTAAAGTGGATTATATAAATAATATTAATTTTGATAATAAAAAATATGTTACATTAATTAATTGTCATTATAATAAAGGAGGATATTTAATTAAATATTTATGTAATGAATTAGATAATAATATTCCATTATTATTTGTTTATACAGAGAATGATCCATCTATTTCTCTTGATTTTTTAAAAAATATTGTAGATGAAAGAAATAAAATAAATAATGTAAATATCCTTTATTCTTCCAAAACAGATATTAAAGAAATATATAATAAAACTAGAATAATATTATTACCATCCTTATGTGATGAAACATTTTGTAGAGTGGGTTATGAAAGTTTAATTAATAAAATACCCATTATATCTACTAAAAATGGTAATTTAAAATATTTATTAAATAATTATTCCATATTTGTAGATGATTTTGATGTTAGTGAATGGAAAAAACAAATAGAAACATTATATTATGATAAATATAGAATTATACATTTTTCAAAAACAGATATTGAATATACAAAAATAAATATTATTGAAGAACATATTATTCATAAAATAAATTCTATTCATGAATCTAAATATAAGTTATCCGATAAAAATATTGGTCTAATTGTTCCATGGGCAGATCAAGGATTAGGTATTCAATCAAGAGATTATTATATTACATTAAAAAAAATAGGATATTATCCATTTGTATATAGTTTTAAACCTTATCATAGTACACATAATAATATATATTTACAATCTGATCGTAATGAATGGTTATATGATAATATTATGTATAGTAATAATTATCGTGAAAATTTAAATTATGATGAATTGGTTGATTTTGTATATAAATATAATATAAAAAAAATTATTATTATAGAAGCAACATTCCTAAATATTTTTAATATTGCGGTATTTTTAAAAACATTAAATATAAAAATTTATCTTGTTGTTAATATTGAATGTATTCGTTTAGTAGAATTAAGTTATCATAACATATTTGATAATATATTAACAAATAATATGTGTTCCTATTTAATCATGCATCAGTTATTTAAGTATAAAACAAAATATTTAGGATTTCATCTTAATCATCCATATTTTAATAATATTGAAAAAAATATAAAACATAATATTGATAATTTAAGTTTTTTTTGTATTGGTGGATTAAATTCATTAAGTAGAAAAAATATTGATATTATTATTACATCTTTTTACAAAATATATATTGAAAATAAATATCTGAACTGGATATTAAATGTCTATATTCAAGGAGTAGAAATACCAAATATATTTAACAATTATAAATGTCCAAATATTCATTATTTTATAAATGATTTAAGTTATAAAGATATAATTCATAAATATATTGAAAATGATATTTTTATTCACATGGGTTCTCATGAAGGACTTGGGCTTGGATTTTATGAATCACTTTATTGTGGTACTCCTATATTTACTATGAACTGGACACCAAATAATGAAATTATAAATGATAATATAAATGGATGGTTATTAGATTGTGATTTTTCAAATATTTATGATAATAATAATTCGTTTATAAATCAAGGTATTATTAATGAAGATTCTATATGTAAAAAAATTATAGAAATATTAAATAATAATAATACGATAAATATAATTAATAATACTATAAAAAATAAAAATATATATATACATAATAATCAAATTAAATTTGAAAAAAATTTATATGATATATTATCTAACATATAATTATGAAAATATTTTATAAACAAAATGATTTAGATAATAATTTTGAAGATATTTGTAATAATAATAAAACTTTTATATCAAAAAGTGGTAGTAAAGCAATAATATATAAATTAAAAATAGAGAATAAGACATATGTAAATAAAAATTATATGAAAAATGATAAATCAAAAAAAGATTTTGAAATTGAGAAAAATAAATTTTTTTTTGTAAAAAAAAGAAGTAATAATAGTATATTATTTAAAAATTTTTTTATACAATATCTTTTAATTGCGGAATGTGATAATAATTATATTATACTTATGGAAAAACTAACTTATGATTTAAATTCTAATTTTTTAAAAAAAAAAATAATAAATGATGAAAAAAATAATATATTGTTTCAAATATTAATAAATATTTATGATATGAATTATTCCAATAAAATTTATTTTAATTATATTTATATAAATAATTGTATTCGAAATATAATGATATTAGATAATGATAATAAAAAAAATATTGAATATACTTTTAATGAAAATGTAAAAATTATTATTCCAATTAATAAATATAAAATTAAATTTATTGATTATGGTAATATGAATGACACTATAAAAGATAAAACAATAAAATATATGAAAGAATATTTTGAATATTTATATAAAATGAATATTATATCTGAAACTATATTATTTACATTCTTTTATTTTATAAATTGTGGATTAAATGAAAAAAATATTTTATTACTTATAAAGCAAATACTTAAAATAATTTTTAAAAGTAATGAATTTAATAAAGAATTAAACATTATAATATCAAATAATTCTGAAAAAAATAAAATGGTTGATTATTTATTTATATATTATTTAGTTGAATATTTATCTACCCGACCAAACTTTTATGATATCTAAATCATCTTTTTTATTATTTTTTTTGTCGTCTATATATGATGTGTATAAATATCCCCAGTGTATATAATGATGAATTATTCCATATAAAGAAATATTATGGATTAATTCATCATATTCATAAAAACATATTAATCCAAAAATTCTTTCAAAATTCATTCTTAATTCTCTAGTCTGAATATAATCAAGTAATTTAAATATATTATATTTATTTACTATTTTTTCCAAAAAAGTATATTCAATAATACTTTGTACACCAAAACAACCAAACCATTTTTCTTTATTATAATAAAATTCTTTTAAAGATTGATTATTGTCTAAAAAATCTAATAACTTTATTTCTTCCGAATCAACATCCCAATGATGTGTAAAATGCCATATAAATTTAATATTTTTAAAATCATTTAAATAAATATATTTCTGAATAAATACAGAATCGTGTAGTATTAATGCTTTTTGAAAAAAATTGTATTTATATAAATAGTAATATGGTAATATTTCCCCTTTTCCTAAAAATTCAGATTGTATAACTTCACAATTAATAAGTGTTATATTTTCAATATAATCATAATTACTATTATCATCAATTATTATAATTTTGTTATCATAAAACTTACGAATACAATTATAAGATTCTATCCAATATTTTCCAGTTATTTCAGAATGAACATGTCTTAATATTATAAATCCAAAATCATTATTAACAATATTTTTATATATTGTATAATCGGACATTTCTTTTACATTTTTTTTTATGTAATTTAAATTAAAATTATCATATGTATTATTATATACTTCAATATAATTATTTAACATATAATCTATATAGGATGGTATTAAATCATATTCTATCTCTATTATGTAACCTTTTAAAAAATCATTGTAAATAGATAATTTTTTATCATTTATTATTAATACCTTATTATATATACAATATTGATATAATATTTCATTATAATATTCAGTTGAATCATTAAATAATAATAAAATTTTATGTTCAGCTATTATTTTAAATTTATTTTCTTTTATTGTAGATAAATCTGTTATTTCATAATGTATGTTATTACATAATTTTTTAATATATTCTGTTTTTTTATTAAATATAATTATATCTTTTTTTTTCTCATAATTAAAAATATAATTATCAAAAATTTGACATGGTAAATATAATACCTCTTTATATTTTTTAAGTATTATTATATTTGTAAAACTTTTATCAATAATTTTAACAGAATAATTATTTATATATGAATAATCATGATAGGATGATAAAATATGTGTATTGAATAAATAAAAATTTTTATCTATTTGGTTTAAAAAAATGAATATATTTTCAGTTAAATCACCTAAATAAATATTTGTATTTCCTTCAATAATTTTTTCTTTCATACATAATTCATTATTTATAATATTTAATTTTATGAAAGGATATTTATTTATTAAAAGATCAATATAAAACTTATTTAGAATATAATTCTTATTTATAGAATATAATATTATCATTATTATTATGAATATATTATTATTTTGTAAAAAAAAATGACAGATCAAAATATTTAAATTTATTCAAAATATGTATCTTTTAAAAAATTCAATAATGGCAACTACTAAGTCTAGTTTTACAATTATACGTCGTATATTAGTTGAAAAAGGATTTAATAATATTATATGTACTGGACCATATTTAGGTTCTACATTTTATACAATAAAATGTGAACATCCACAAAATCATAATCGTATCTTTATTACAATACATGGAAGAGTTAGAGATTGTGATGATAACAGTACAGTTTTTGTTCAAATCGGAACTAGTAATGCTATTTATATATCTCCTCATTCTTTTGTACAAGATAATAGGACACTACAATATAATAGTGTGTCTGAACTGAATGATAATGAAAAGACATGCTATTATAATAGCGTAATTAGCATTGTGGAAAGTGAATAAACTATATGATAGTTAAATTTATAAAAATATCATAAATATAATAATATTTATTATTATACAAAGATTTAATAATTTTACTAAAATCATCCATAGTAATATATTTATCTTTAAAAATATATGTTTTTAAATTATAAGAATTACAAAGAAGTGCATAATAATCAAATGTTGTTGTTGGCATCATTGATACTAATGTTATATTTATTTTATTAAATGATGATAAAGGTAAAATTATATTTCCGTCTCTTTTACTTATATAAGGTACAATATATATTATATTTGATAATAAATAGTTCTTTTTTTTTATAAAATCATTTATATATAATTCTTGCATAATATAATTATTCCAATTTATTTTTTTAATAATAAAATCAATACCTCCATAATTATAAATATTATATTGATGTCCATTAAATATTTCAATATTTGTTTTAATATTTATATGGTTTAAAAAATTATTTATATATTTATCATATCCAAATATAAATATGGATGAAAAATTATTTGTCATTATATATAATATATAAGATTTTATAATTATATAGATTAACTTTCAAATTTTATTTATTTATTAAAAATATAGAATTATTTATTAAAAAATATAAATTTATTAACTAGTCTTTAAATTGATTTAGTATTATAGTCATCGCAAAATAAAATTCTACTAAATTTATTTTTATAAAAATAAATTTAGTAGAATTATAAATTACAATGACTATATATGATATCTAAAATTATTTGTTATAAAGTTTATTCTTTATTGTTCAATAATACTAATTGTTTTTAAATAATTATACATATTTATAGATAATTTTATATTTAGAAAAAAATTTAAAATTAATTTTATAAAATTAATTTTTAGTAGAATTCTAAATTGCAATGACTATAAATATAAAATATTTTATAATTTAATTCTTTAATAAAAAAGGTGTTTAAAAATCCTAAATTCGGGTGTATAAATATATAAATATATAAATATATTTTTCTAAAGATATAATATATGGATTTATATATAGAGCAGAATTTTTTTCAACATATGTTTTTAGATAATTATATAAAAGATGGTAATGGAAATACTTCATATAGTAGTTGTGATACATTTATTAAATTATTAAATAATTTTAATAATAATAAAAAAAATGATTATATTAATGAAATTATTGAATTATTTAAGGATACTTTAACAATAATTGCATTAAATAATAGCGGTACTTATCAAGACTATAAAAATAAGATATATGAAATATTAGAAAAGAAGAAAAAAGTTTACATAGCTGGAGGTTGGAATGCTCGTAATATAAATGGTCATAGTGTTGGTATTTATATAGAAAAAAAAAATAAATACAAATATGATATTTTTATTATAAATTCAGGACAAGGAATAAATAATCATTATTTAAATGGTAAACTAAATTTAGATGAAAATTTAAATGGTAATATTATAATAAAATATTCATATATTGATGATGATATAAAAACAATGACAAATAAGATAATTACATTAATTAAGAAATGTTTATATATATCATCTTTTGATGATAAATTATCAGACATAAAATCAAAATTAAAAAAAGAATCAAATAATAAATTAAACTTAGAATTAAAAAACACTTTAAATGAAGACGACAATTATAATAATAATTATATTTCAGTATTAATAAAAAAGTATAAAGGTAAAATATTTAAATATTTAAATATATTAAATGGTTTATTAATAGATAATAGAAAATATATTGGATGTGATTTTATCAAAGAGAATAATTTTAAATATGATAATTATTTTTACGAACAACTGAATAATATATTAAAAAATATGAATGTAATATTAATTGATAAAATACAATTATCAGGTTCATGTTCCTATTTTTCTTTTTATTATTTTATAAAATATAAATTTAAAGACAATAATATATTTAATGAATTTATAAATTCATCAAAAAAAATAATGTTAGATTTAGCATTTAATGATATTAAAAGATATAATTCATTATTTATAAATAGTTTTTACTTAATTAACTTAAATAATAATAATATTAATAGATTAAAAAAATTTATTAGTAATCATATTATAATAGAAACTAGACTGACTATAAAATATAAAATTAATTCCAATGAAAGAGATAGTCATAGAAATGCATTTTTGTATGAAATTCTTAAGCAATATAAAACAATTATTGATAAGATTAATAATAAATATATTATTAAATTTTCTAATTATATATCATTTATTAAAAATATAAATGAAATTTACATGCTATATTATTCAGATTATAAAAATGATAAAAAAAAAGATAAATATAATAATATTTTTTCTTTTTTAAATTCTATAATAATAAATTTATATAAATCTATTTTTAAAAATAATATAATATTATCAAATTTAAATTATAATACAAATAACATTGTATTATTATTTTATGAAAAATCTGAAGTATTATATAATTTTAATTATATACATTATTATTTAATAAAAAAAAGTGAAGCAAAAAAATCAATTGGTAATAATGTAATTAAAAATAATTATTTATTAACAAAAATTAAATATCTTAGAAATTATGATAATAATAATGCATTACACACTCGTGATAAATATAAAGTAGCATTTTATTTTTTGTTTGATTTTTTAGATATTAAAATATTAAATTTTATTGATATAATTGATATGAATAAATTAAATATTTTATATAATCATATAAACAATGATAACATAAATAGTAAAAAATTTAATAATTTCGCTAATAATAAAAAAATTTTAGAAATTTTAGGTTATGAATATATTTTAGTAAAATCTTTATTATTTTCAGATAATATATGGGAACTATTTGTTAAAACTAAATATCAATTATTTAAAATATTTTTAATGGAAGATACATTCATGGATTCTATAGAAAAATTAGGAATAGATACAAGAAAATTAACAAATAATCAAAAAAATAATATAAAATTTTTTTGTGAATATTCATTGACGAAACATAATAATTATTTAAAAGAAAAAAATGAAATACATTGGTTACATATAAATGATATAGAATATTTAAGTATAATATTTAATTCAATAAATAATAATATAAATATACCATCTGATTATGCTATAAATAATGATAGTATAATAGATTTATTTGATATAATACAATATCAATTAGATCATTATAATTCAGAGATTATTTATAAAAATGGTTTATTTTTATTTAATGATTATTCATTTGTAAATATTATAAATAATTTTATAACTAATATAAATATAAATAATTTTGTATATTATTATTTATTTAATACAGAAGAAATGACAGTAAAAAATATAGAATCAGAATTAATAAACAATCATTATTATAATAAATGGTTTTATAATGGTAGTAAATTTTCGAAATTATTTATTGTATTATTATTTTTTATAAAAATATTTAATAAAAATATTTATAATAATATTATTGAAAAAATAAATAAAGATAAAATTGAAATATTTCATAATATAATCCTATTATTTATTAAATATAATTATATTCCAAATTATTTATATTATTACGAAGAATCATCTATTGTATATTATTATAATCTTATAAATACTAATAACACTATATATGAATTTAATAATAAAAAGTATAGAAAAATGAAATGTAATATATTTAATAAAATATATAATATCGTAGATATTTATGAAAATATAATAAATAATGAGATTTATTATCACAATAATAATATTTATATATATAGAGAAGAGTATTATAGTAATAGTTATTTTACAGATATATATTTTGAAAAGAAAATAAAAGTTTATATTAAAAATGATTATGATGAAATCTATAATAATAATATTCAATATAATATTATTATAAATTTACTTATTAATAATAATATTTTATTTTTAGTATGTAGTGAATTTAGAGAAGATGAATATGAAGATGATTATGCAAATGAATTAAGAAATAATTATATATATATATATTTATTAAATTATAAAAATTTAATAATAAGAATTGACGATCATAATCAATTATTATTGCACGATTCAAATCAAAATGAGACATATTATATTATATTAGATAAATCTTTTTATAAAGATAATATATTATTATCACAATGGATGTTTAATTTTAAAAATAGATTATTATTAAAAAATATAAAAAATATAAAGAATGATTATATTATATTAATATTAAAAAATATAGATGATAAAATTGATCATAATATTTATTTTTCAAATGATAATGGTATTGGAGAATCAGAATTTAGCTATTCTGACCGAATATATAGTAATATTATTAAACAAGATATTGAAAATTTTAATTTCGCAAATAGATATACATATATAAAATTACATTATACTTATATGTATCCATTAAATAATGATATTAATGAATTAACGATATTAATTATGTCTCTTTTTGAAAGTAATAATTTTTTTTATATAGACTATTTTTTTGATAAATATTTAATATTATTAAATAAAATTTTTATTTATGATGAACCTCGGTTAATAGATGATAATTTTTATTCTGTAAAATATGATATAACGCAATTATTTTTAAAAAAATTAAGAAATTTATATTATTCTAATGTACCTATATGGATATATTATTATTTATTTAAAAAATATACATCTAATGAATTATATGAATATATTAATACCAATATAACTTGTAATAAGTTAATAGATTATAGATATAATAACTTTATAAGATCTCCAAAATTTGATAAAAATTTATTTGAAGAAAATAAAAATGTTATAATTAATTTAAATAATAATAATAATAATAATAATATATTAACAATTTATGAAGAAATAATAATTTTTTCAAATAAGATAAAAAATAAATCAGATATTGAAATTAAAAAACAAAAATTTAACGAAGACTTAAAAAATTTTATAAATAAAACATATTATAAATGCATAGGAACATCTAATAATCAAAATAATACAAATAATAATTTAAAACATAAAATTATTAATTTTCATTATGAAAATAATAATTTTCACAATGAAAATAATAATTTTAATAATGAAAATAATAATAATGAAAATAATAATAATGAAAATAATAATATTTTAAATATTAATGATGTCAATAATATATATAATTCAATATTTGTGAAGGGACTAAAAAAATCTAATATTATTAATATTTTTTTAGAAAATAAAAATATTTTATATAAAATAATATTTATTAGAAATATACTTTATACTATAGAACAATTTAAAGAATGTTTAGAACAAAGTAATCAAAATAATAAATCTTTATATACAATATTTTTAAACAAATGTTTTTTATTAAATGATATATTAAAAAATATATCACCATTAATTATTGATTTTAGATATAATAAAACAGGAAAATATAATAAAATAATAAATTCATTTGGTGAATTTATATTTGAAATTGAAAATGGATATTTTATAAGAAATGAACAAATTGATTTTTTAAAAAATTTTAATAATAATACGAATAAATTAAATGTTTATCAATTATTAATGGGTAGAGGAAAAAGTTCTACTATAACACCTATTTTATTATTAAATTATAATTTAAATGAAAATAATAAAAATAATATATTCATTATATTACCAACAAATACATTAGTTAATGATACATTTAATATTATAATTGAATATAAAAAATATATAAATCTAAATATTGGAATAATAGATAATAAATATAATTATGATGAATTAGATGAAAAAAGAATATCAATTATTACTGATACAAATTTAAAAATTTTATTTTTAAAAAATATTATAAATATGCGTTTTAATTTAAATACAAATATAATAGATAGTTTTTGTATTATTGATGAATTCGATTCTATTATAGATCCTTTGAAAAGTAATTTAAATATTATTAATGCAAATAATAAAAGAGATCATAATTATGGAGATTTTATATTTAAATTATTATTTTCAAAATTATCAAATAATAATAATAATATTAAATCAAATAATATAAATCAAAAAAAAATTGAAGAATATATTGATAAAACTATTATTCATATAAATAATTTAACTTATAATATGAATTATGGATTTGGAGATTTTAATTATAAAAAGGTTAAATTACATGAAAATAATAATTTTTTTACTGCTATTCCTTATGCATTTGTAGATGAACCTATTAATGGTTCTAAGTTTACAGATTTTGATATATCATTGGGGACAACTATTAAATCATATTTGATAAATTCTTTAAGAATAAAAGATATTAATTTAATATTTGATGAATTAAATAATATTTATATAAAATATAAATCAATCGACTATTTATTTATATTTTATCCAAAATTTATGACTATATTTAATAGTTTTGATGAAATATTTGAAATATTTAATAATTATGAATTATTTATTATATTTAATATAAATGATTTTTATAATAAAAATAAAAATAAAATAGATAATGATATAATATATGAATATTTAAATAATATTATATTTAAATTTTTTTTTAAAATTGATGATAGTTATTATAATATTACATTTTTAGATATACTCGGTCAATTAAATAATAAAATTATGTTTTCTGGAACAGTTGACTTCTCAATACCAAAAGATTTATTAAAAGAAGAATATAAGATGATTGAACCTTTTAAAAATTTTTACAATAATATTATTGAAGATAATTTTTCAAAAGGATCTATTAAAAATGCAATAGAAGGTATTTTAATGAATCCAGATAATAAACCAAAAATATATTATATAGATGATAAATTTAATTATGGTATAAAAGATAAAGAATTAAATTTTATTGATTTTATGTTTAAACAAGATATGTTAATAAAATATCAAGCATTAATAGATGTCGGAGGATATATCTTAACAATATCCGTTTTTGAAATGGTTGAAAGAATTTATAATTATTTTAAAGAAAAAGGAATGAATAAAAAAATACTTTATATTGATAATGATAATAAAAAAAAAATATATGATAATAAAATAATAACTTTATATAAGAATGAAATATTTAAAACAACAGAATTATTTATATATTATAATAATAAAAATACAATTGGAATTGATTTTAAACAACCTATAGAAATGAAAGGATTAGTAACAATAAATAAAAATAATACAATAACAAATGTAGCACAAGGAATGTTTAGATTAAGAAAATTAAATATAACTCATACAATAGATTTTTATTTAGATAAAAGTTTAAAAGATAAAGGTATTATAAATAATAATATATTATATAATATGTTAATAAATAATGGAAATAATATAAAAAATAATTCAAATGAATCATTAATTAAACAATGTATTAGTTATATAAATAAATATGAAAAACAATATGATTTAGGATCATTTAAAAAAAAAATCTATTATCCTTTAGAATTAATTATAAATACAAATAATACATATAATAAATATAGTAAATTATTTGTATCATTAAATAATAAAAATATATTAACTAATTTATCAACTAATAAATCTATTGAATTAAATATTAATACATCCATTCAAACATCTGTTCAAACATCTGTTCAAACATCTGTTCAAACATCTGTTCTAACATCTATTGTTACTAAAAAAAATACGAAAATTAATACGAGCATTAATACAAACATTAATATGTATACATTACCATCTAAGACTATCGACATATTAAAAAAAAATGATATTATAGAAGGTAAATTAATAAACAGATTTGATGTAAATATAAATATAGCTAATCAAAAAATATATTTATCAAATTATATAATATATTATTATAATCATAGGAGAAGTGAACGAAATACATTTAATAGTTGTCAAAATTTACTTTTATTTATGTATTATAATAGTAATAGTAATAGTAATGAAAATACTTATACTTTTTTCATAGGTACTTATATTGAATATATTACTTTAATTAATAATAATGAGTTATTAAATAATTATTTTATAATTGATATATTAAATGATAAAAAATTAAATCCTACTAATAATAAGAGATTCAGTAATATTCAAAATTATAACATCGTAATAGATATATTAAGTATATTTTTATTTCAAAAAAAATATACTTTAAATAAATATTACAATATTTTAAAAAATTATAAAGATTCTAATTTTAATATAAAAGTATTAGAAAATTCAATACTAAATATATATAAATTATTTAATATAAAAATTAATTATATAAATATTTATTCATTATCAAGTATAAATTTTACTAAAGATGAAGATATATTGAAATTATTTTATTTAGATAATAGTAATTTAAAAAGGAATGAGATTAATAAAATAATAGAATTTATTAAATCTACGAATCATTAAAACATCGTTTTGATAATAAAATAATAACTATTTTATATAAAATAAATAAAATTTGAAAGTTAATTATATATAAAATATATAATTAGTAAATTAGATAGTATGAAATCATTATTTATATTTAGAAGAGATTTTAGATTAAATGATAATATTGGATTAATTGAATGTTTTAAAAAATCAGATGAAATAATACCTATCTTTATTTTTACTCCAGAACAATTAAATAAAAATGAATATTTTTCAAGTAATTCTTTTCAATTTATGTTAGAATCACTTGATGAATTAGATAATGAATTAAAAAATAAATATAACTCACAAATTCATTATTATTATGGAGATAATATTAAAGTACTAAATGAAATATTAAAAAATTATAATTTTGATGCAATATTTTTTAATAAAGATTATACTCTCTATGCAAAAAATAGAGATGAAAGCATTGAACTTTTTTGTAATAAAAATAATAAAAGTTGTAATATATATGAAGATTATTTATTATTACCTATGGGCAATTTTTTAAAGAAAGATGGAACTCCCTATGAAAAATATACACCTTTTAAAAATAATGCAAAACTAAAAAAAGTTATATTACCTTGTCATTTTCATTTTAAGGAAGATAAATTTGGTAATTTTCATAATGAAACAAAATATAGATTATTTGATTTAAAATCTATGGATAAATATTATAACAAAAATGATAATATGTTATTACATGGGGGTCGGATGAATGGATTAGAAATGATTGATAATCTAAAAAATTATGATAATTATGCTGATGTTAGAAATGATTTAATAAAACCAACAACACATCTTTCTCCATATATTAAATTTGGTTGTATTTCTATCCGTGAAGTATACAATAAAATATATGATTTATATGGTATACAACATGGATTAATTGATCAATTGTATTGGAGAGAATTTTATTATTATTTAGCATATTATATACCACATATTTTACAAGGTAAAAGTTTAAAAGAACAATATGATAAAATTAAATGGGAAAATAATCCAAAAATATTAGATGCATGGAAAAATGGTGTTACAGGATTTCCTGCTGTAGATGCAGGAATGAGAGAATTAAATAAAACAGGATATATGCATAATAGAGCAAGATTAATAACAAGTGGAATATTAATTAAAATATTAAATTGTGATTGGAGATTAGGTGAAAAATATTTTGCAACTCAATTAATCGATTATGATCCTATTGTTAATAATGGTAACTGGCAATGGTCATCTGGAAGTGGTGCAGATAGTCAACCATATTTTAGAATTATGTCTCCGTGGAAACAAGCAATAGATAATGATAAAGAATGTTTATATATAAAAAAATGGATTCCAGAACTAAAGGATATTCCAAATAAAGATATTTTAAATTGGAATAAAACATGTACAAAATATAATATAAGTTATCCGGCACCAATTGTTGATTATGAAGTAATGAGAAAAGAAATAGTTAAAATTTATAAAGATGGTTTATATGATGATACATAAGAATAACCGCTATTTTATACTTTTTAGAAAAATTTAACATTTAATTGCGTTATAATTTTAAAAAAAATTTATTATTTTTAAAAAAATGTCATCTATTAAAAATAATTTTATAAATGAAATAATAGATATTTGTATATCAGAAGTTTCCAAAGATGAAACAAAACAAAAAATAAATACATATTTAATAGAACCAAGTTTTACATATATATTTGATAGATTGTATCCATATATAATATTAACATTTATTATTTTTATTTTGATTCTTTTAATGGCAATTATAATTATTATATTATTAATTCATAATAATAAATATAGAGTTTAAATATATATTTTTATTAAAAATATATTTTTAAATTATAGCTCTGTTTCAAAATTCATTTATAATAATAACTAAAATTTATTGTTTAATTAAATTTTAGTTATT